CACGATGCCGGCCACGTTGGTCGGCACGCCGTTCAAAAAGAACTGATTCGGCGGCTGAACCACAATGTATGCATTGGGGACTTGCAATGCGGTGACGTTGAGCGTGCCGCCTTGAAAGATGGGCATGTGCAGGCCTCTCTAAATGAAAAAGGGCCGCTCGTTGGCGGCCCCTTGCGTGGGTGAAGCTTCTGTGTTGGAACGCCTTTAGGCGTCCCGAATCATTCGTAGATGGTGCCGAGATTCGTCACCGGGTTTTGCCCGGCGACTGCGGCGCTGTTGTTCTCTTGAATCTGGGTGATCTGCGTCGCTGTCTGAACATCGACGGTTGCGTATTCGCAGGTGTAGAACAGATCGCGTCGATACTGGTTTTGCTTCTGCCACTTGTCAGACTGAAGGCTGCTCTTCCAGGTCAGTTTGCAGATCGACGAATCGGGCAGGACGAAGCGAAGAATCCTCGCCAGCGCGGTATCGATCGCCTTGGCGAACTGATCGCGGATATCCGGAGCTGATGCCCAGATCCCGATCTGGAACACCTGCTCCTGGTTGCGCAGCGAACTGGCGATCGTCCCCGTGATGCCCACACGGACCTGGCCAATGCGCCCAGAGCTCGCCACAGTCACCACCGCGCCGCTGGCAGAGGTTCCCGGAAAGTCCGTTGCGATGGCCGTCGCGAGTTTCGTGGCCGTGCCGACCGGCGTGTCCGCGGATGTCGCCTGGACGACATAGGGCACGCTGTTCACGAATACACAGAGGTTGTGCGGATTGCCGGCGCCGGGCGCGCTACCTGTGACCGTGACGGTCTGATTACTGACGACCAGGCCGAGTGTAGGCGTCTGCACGCTCACCTCTTCCTCGTCGCTCAGGTACCGCGTCGTGTTGCGGTTGGTCGGCGCCGGATACACTGAGATGTTTGTGACCGAGGTAGACGCCGCCAGGTCGCCGTCCAGGCATCCTGGGACCGGCCAGCCACCGTAGATCTTCGCCGGCAGCCCGAGGATGGACGGTTGACTGAATCCATTCGGGTAAAGAATGGCGCCGATGAGATTCACGAGGGCCGTTTCGACGTCGCTCAGGTCAGCCATCAGGCGTGCACCTCAGTCACCATCAACCGCCACCCGAGGTCAGACAGCTCGGCCGACTCTACGGCGTAACGCTTCTTCAGATCGTCGGTAACAAGATCTGCCGCCTGGATTGTCACGGGTACCGAGGGCGGCAAGAGAATGGTCCAGGCGGCCTCCCTGACTCCACCCGGCAGCCCCGGACTCTGTTGGACCCGACCGCCCATGAAAATTGGGCATGGCCAAGGGGTCTGGGGTGTGCCAAGTACCGCTGCGCGGGCTGCCTGCCCGCTGTAGGCCGTCACGCCGACCGTACTTCCGCTGCAGGGTTGGCGCTCAATGAAGATCTTTCGCGGACAGTCGACAGCGACAATTGGCAGCAGCGACTGTTGAGCTGCAATGAAATAGATGTCAGTGAGAGTTTCATCGTTCGCGCGAACCAGATAGTCACCCGGGCGAGTTACTCGTCCGTCGAGATCCGCATACCAAACTGGCTTCCCGAAAAGACCGGCCTTTGCGTACACATTGTCAGCTGCGTTGAAGCCGGCCTTGATCGATTTGACGTAGTTCACCATCGGATCACCGGCCGAGTCCGGTCTGTACGCCCGGTAGGTGAAGCCAATGCGCAGAGCGGCTTTTCCGCGACCCGCATAGATTCGGTCGTTGATGCGCTGCGCATCCATATCAGCACCGAACGAGCTGCAGGCCCGTCTTCAACCCGGAGCCTCCGGGGAATCCCAAGAAATCGCAGAGCCGCCGCCGCCACTCGTCAAAAAGGCTCTTGCGATCGCGAACCTCGTTGCGGTTGTGGCTCCATACGGCTGCCTGGTCTGTGTCGAGATTGTCGCTCGCCCCAACAATCGCTGACTCGAGAGTGGTCAGATTCTGCAGATACACAGTGCGTAGGATGTTCTCTTCATCTGCACTCAGATGCTGCAGGCGATACTCGATCGACAATCCCATGTAAGACACGGCCGAGTACGCCAACTCCCGGAACGGCGCGGACGTGTTATCGCCAGTCACGGAATAGCCCATGAACCGACGCACATCGACAATCTCCGCGCTCGTCAGAGCCACTGATCAGGCCTCCGTCCAGCCTACGGTCTTGTGGTCCTTCACACATGTTGGATGAACGAGGATTGGCTTCTCGCCATCCTTCTTCATCTTCACATGGATCTTCCGCTCCGCGGCCTGAACGCGCTCTGCTTCGGCAGCAGCGGCTTTTTCGGCCGCCGCCTTGAGAGCGTCGTCATTGTTTTGATCTGCCATGTAGTCAACTCCAGATAATCAGAACACTTGCGGGGGCGGGGCGTCCTTGCCCCTCCCCTGCTCCTTTCCCGTCGTCTTAGCCGAGTAACGTCGCGATGTGGTTGCTCTTGATCGCCTGGGCACCCCAGGCGAGACGAACGTGGTACGACAGCTGCATGAACTGACGATACACGGCGATCTGGAAGGTGATTCCAGAGACCGGGTCAGTGATGTCCATGACATCGTCGGCCATGTCCATCGCCTTGCCGTCGGGGCCGATCGGCATCTGCGGCGTGCGCGTGATGAGCTGCACGGCGGACTTCGAGAACGCCATGTTGGGCGTATAGCTGTTGCCAACCGTCAACGCATTGCCGGAACCGATGGCCACCAGTGCGCCAGGCGCTCCGATTGAGATCGTGCCCGGAGCTGCGACACCCACGTTATTCACGTACTTGTTGTTGGTGTCAGCCGCGAACGTCACGATGTCGCCAGCGTTCACGGTACCGGTGCCGGTGACCAGTGCAATCGAGCTCACGCCCTGAGCGGTTGCGCCGGAGGTGACGTAACCCGTACCGGTGCCTTTGGTCACCAGGGTGAGTGCAGCACTGTTGTGCAGGTCGAACCCTTCAAGCGGAACGTCAGTGATCGAACCCCGACGCAGCAGAGCCTGCGAACCGGACTCATTGACCTTCAACAGGATCGACTGCTTGCCACGCAGGTTGGCCACTGCCGCGGAGTTGCACACCAGCTGCAGGTCAGTCTGTGGGCAGCCGTTATCGTCCAGGATCTTGCGAACCTGAGCGATGTCTGACAGGTCTGCGGCTACTGCAAATGGTGCAGTTCCGGCCGTGCCGTAAGCGCGTGATGCATTCTGGTATGTCGTAGTCGCCAGGTCGATTTCGACCAGGTTGACCAGCGTACGGAACGCCTGCGTGAACTGATTCATCAGCAGTCCGCCATACCACCCGGCGTTAATTGCGCCGCGCTGCTCCTCACCGTTCCAGCGGATTGGAACGTGCTTAGACTTGCTGATCGTCATCGGCACCGTGCCCACCGTCTGGTCACCGGTGTTCGGCGGTGTCACGGCCGGGGTGTTGTCAGCCGCGGTCTGAGCCTGGGTTACCGGAACGTCGATGACCTGGTTGAGAGCAGCCCGTTCAGCCGAGCTATTGCGCGTGACCGCGGGAATGAACCCGACCATTTCGCGCGATACAACATCCAGAGACTCGTACAAAGTGGGGATCAGACCCGTCAGGGTATTGGCCATGGAAGTGGACTCCGAATAAAGCGTGTTGAGTTGAGGGATCGATGTGGGTCATCCGACCCGGTCGCCGCGCTTCATCCGAAGGCCGGCATGGAGTGAGCACGTCATCGCCGCGCACGAGGCCATCTCCCATCCAGGAGACAGGCTTGGCATCAGCGATTACGTTTTGAAAACGGGCGGAACGGCCCGATCGGGCCGCCCGCTCAATGGATGCGAACTAGATTAGTCGACGATGACAGCGGTTCCTGCTGTCGCAGCTTTCGCGGTCGCCGCCTGCGCGGCGGGATCCATGGAGTTGAATTGAGCGCGGGTGACCGTGCGCTTACCGCCAGCTCCGCCGCCGCCAGCGCCCCCACCGGATGCTCCAGATCCTTTCATGATGCTGTCGCGATGCGGATAGCTATCGATCAAGATCTCCAGAGCTTCGTCAAACTCGGCGATATTGCCGGGCTTGGTCCGTGAATAAATCTGCTTGCCGTCCTGGCCGTAAGCCACGATCGCGTCACCTTCGAGTTTGAAGGCGTGCCCGAACTTCGCTTGGACGAGATCCGCGGGGATCGCGAGTCTGTCAGCGATTAACTTCGAACGTGAAAAGCTGCCGCCGATCTTTTCGTTGACCAGAGCGCTCTTCAGGGTGTCGCGCTCTTGAATGATCGGTTTGAAACCATCTTCAATCGATTTCAACTTCGCATCGAAAGCGCGCTGCGCTTCCAGTTTGACCTGGTCCACCGCGCCGGCATCGATCAGCTTCTTCGCGTCCAGCTTTCCGACTGTTTCAAGGGCGGCGATGGCGGCTGCGGGATCGGTGATAGCCTCATACGGCTTGAATTTCGCTTCAGCCGCCTCCGCACGCTCCCGGTGAGATTTCGCCTCGCCATTGAGCCGCGAAATGTTCTTCACCGTATTTGGTGCGTCGAACGGGATTTCTTTGCCGTCGTCATGGACATAAACCGGGTGGCCGTCTTTCACAACGACATGGCCCGCATCATCGAGCTTCAATTTCATGGGACTTACCTTGCGGCATCCGCCGCGTGACAACCGCACCCATCCGGGTAACGGTCAGATTCAGTTGGCGCCAGGCTGAGTAGATGCCTTCGCCTGAGCGGCCGCTTGCTTCGCGGCATCCGCCGCATCTGCATCGAGCCGTTTTTTCTCGTCATCCCAGGTGCGATCCGCCGAGATGACGTCGCGACGCTGTAGTTCTTCGAAATGTGTTTGGCGCGAGACCGATTTGCTGCCCACCGCGCCGCTCAGCGTGCCGGGATCGCTGGTGGTGGCGATACCGAAGTCCTTGTAGATCTCGACCTTTGATGGGGTGGTGTCGCCGACCCACAGACCCATGAGATCCAGCATCTGCTGCAGAGACTTCTCGAAGTTCTCGACGATCTGCTGCAGCAGACTCTTGGTCGCCTCGCCGTCACTGGCTACCTCGGTAGCCGTGGCGAACCCAACGTCCAGCGAAATTAGCTCCGCACCCGTGGCGCGCATCCGGTCTTCAAGAGCCTCGATCGACTCCTGGCCGGCGCCGATCGCTGCGCCGGTGTGTTCGACGTATTTGAGTTCGGAATGCTCTGCGTCGGCGGTGGCTATCGATCCGGCGCCGATGGCGAGCTTGCCGTCGGTACCGAATCCCCTCGCAAACAGAATTGGGACGCGGGCAACATGCAGAATCGTCTGTTGGTCACTCGCGCTCTGCCAGTGCTCCACGTTCTGATACGCCAGGTCACTCAGAGGAGAAAGGCCTATTCCGAAGCCCTTCCTCATTCCGTAGAAGAAGACGAACGGAATAACGTTCAGCGTGGTTGGACCCGCGCTGATCAGCACCCATTCGTTGGGATCTTTGGGATCCGGTTGGTAGATCTCCCATTTGCCTGGCGTGAGGACGCGAACCTGCTCCACCGTTCGGGTTCCGTACTCGCCCGCAGACTCCTCTACCTGCTCGAGCAACCTCAACTGAGTCAGCTCCAGCCCATTCGGTCCTTTCTGCGTCTTCCATCCCAGGAGACTGTTGGTTGGATACTCGACGCAATAGGGCCGGACCCCGCGGGCCTTCTCTTCCGCCTTCGTTTTGATGTCGTCGGCCTTCGGGAAGTCGACTAACACGCCGATGAGACCCTTCGACAGGCAATTCACCATCAGCCGCACGGAGAACGCACCCAGTGCGGATCCCTGAAGGTCGATGTCCGTCGACCAATCCTGTATCTGAGCCGATGTGCCGTCGCCCAGTGTCAGAGGCCGGGAAAAGGGACGAGCGGCATTCACCAGAACTGTCCGCTTGAATACTGGGTGAAGGACAGCCGAGTCGAGACGCGCCTGGTAGTTGTCGCGCTCTTCCTTCGGCCATTGAGGCAGGTACTTCTTCCCGGCCGCCCGCATTGCTGCTGTGCCGTCCATGAGCGCGTCAATCATCTCCCAATCGCGCGCCATGGCGGCAACGATGTCAGATTGAGCTCGAATGGACTTGTCAGGCACGGAACATGTTTCCTTGCTACATCCGCAGAGGCGTGATGGATGAAGTGAGTCGGACTATCGGCCAGCGCGAGTGCAAGAAGTAGCCGGCGGCATCGTTCGTATGGTCGTGGCCGGTCGATTTGTCAGGCTCGCCGTTGTCGTCGTACGGCTGCTGTTCGAGCGACTCACTGAAAGTCGGGCATGCGTCGACGTTGACGGACAATCGCCGCTCACCCAAATCGTTTAAGATCAGCGCATTCACGCTGTTCACACGGTCCTTAACCCGGGGGTTTTGACTCGGCGCTCGGATCGAAAATCCCGCGGAGCGAAGGATCGACAGGTCTGACGTCGAGGCTCCTTTGCTGCTCGTGTTCTGACCACTGGCGTCCGGATATACCGTGACGGTATGCCCGGTATCTTTGAACCGCTCCTTCAGTAGCTGCGCCATGGCGGGCGTATCACGAACCTTCGTCAGTTCGGTGACCGCATACGGCCGGTCGTTGCGCACCACGAACCCGACCGCGGCCATCTTGTTGACGTTGAAATCCATGCCAACGTGCAACGGCTCGCCTGGAAGGAGCTCCACCGGCGCGTGATTGAGCGTGCGGCTGAACTCCGGATAAACCGATCCGCTCGTCAGGTTCACAAACTGACCCAGCAGATAGGCCTTGATCAGCTGGGGCGGATAGCTCGCCCGGAGGCCCTCGATGTAGTCCTCCG